CGGCGCTGAATCCTACCGCATCCCCGGGGGTGCCGTACGGTGTGTTGGCTCGTAGTAACAAGGATCTCATGGCGATGTGTTCAGGATTAGTTTGGGGAACGGTAGCCTCTAGATTGAAAGCTCTGTCTACCACAGAGTGTAGCGAGATGACAGCAGAGATGCTCGTCAAAGTAGGATTGTGTGATCCAATCAGGGTCTTTGTCAAGAACGAGCCCCACTCCGTGACGAAGCTCACGGACGGGCGATACCGTTTGATCATGTCTGTCTCCATAGTCGATCAACTCGTTGAGCGCGTGCTCTGCTCCGAGCAGAACGGCCTGGAGATCGCTGATTACGACCGCTTGCCTGTCAAACCAGGCATGGGCTTTAGTGATGACAAAGTAGGCGCCATGGGCAGCTACTTCGATTCTTTCAAGACACTCGTGTCCTCTGATGTTTCGGGGTGGGACTGGTCCGTGTCGGGTGACGAACTCCGGTTTGACGCCCTTCGCAGGATCAGTGCCTCTGGCGTTCCGATGGACTCCGCGTATGCGAAGGCACTGCTTGCACGTGCCACGTGTCTTGGGCGGTCAGTGATAGCTTTCAGCGACGGTAGCCTCGTCGCGCAGCGTCGGGATGGCGTGCAGAAGTCCGGCTCCTACAATACCTCCTCAGGTAATTCGTGGATTCGGGTCGCTGCTGCACGTTATGCTGGCGCCGCGCGCGTGGCCGCAATGGGAGATGATTGCGTTGATGACGGCACGAACCCGATGATCATGGCTTCACTGGGCCACGGTCTGAAAGATTCTGTCGTCGTCTCCAGCTCTCTTCCTAGTTGGCAGGAAGATGTCGCGCTTTACCCGACCGAGCTTAGGCGAGATGTATGCTTCTGGTTGAACTGCTCCGCTTGGGAGTCGTACGACCCGGAATCAGTACCGGTCGCAGACTTCTGTTCCCACTGGTGGCTACGCACCAAGGACCAGGGGTGGGCGATCGCGTACCGGTCTTGGCACAAATCGCTGTTTAGGCTTGCACACGTGAAGAACGACAAGTATTCGCATTTCTTGGAGTTCGTTGGGCTGATGGCTCACAGTCCCGCGATGCCACATTGTGTGGAGATGTTGTTGGACGAGGGGTGGTTTATCGATTGCCACGTCACGTAGGTCGTACCAGATCGTGGGTGCTCATGAAATACCGAGATAAAGGTTACCCTATTGAGCTGAAAGACCGTTAAGGTTCTCATAAAATGCCGGAGTTAAAGGCTACCTGTTGA